TGTTGAGAGCGTGGCGCATTGGCTGAACGATTGTTGACAACTGATCTGATGCGATCAGCAAGATTGCTGGCATCATCTCCAAGTGGTGTGAACATCAGTCCTCATCCACAATTGAGAATCGGCGAGTGATTGTTGTTGTTTCCAACTTTGCAACCATCTCTTCTGGAAGCATCTCGCGAATTCGCTTGGTGTCGATGCGATGAGTTTCAACTGTTGTCCAGCGAACTGCTTCGCGACCATTGACCAAAGCGATTTCGCAATCGCCCATCGCTGCCTCAACTTGCTGGCGAGCGATGTCTGCCTTTTCTGCCCATTCCTTTTGCTTGGCTTTTGCCTCGATGTAAGCAGTCAGAAACGCTGATGCTGTTGGATCGAGATCAACCATTTGTGCATTGATTTGTGTTGACATTTCCCCTGTTTCCTTTTCTTAGTAGTAAGAGTGCTTCTGCCAGAATGATTTGGCAGCGCAAGCGCCGTCAGATCCATAATGGCGAGAGATATAGGCGATTGATGCAACCACCTGAGCGAGTGGATCGGCTGAATGTTTCAAGCCGATGTTGCGATAAGTTGATTCCAAGAGTTGTCCGATTCCTTTGGCTGAGGAACTGGGGTTCTTGGCTTTGGGATTGATGTGGCTTTCCTTGTTGAAAATCCACAACAGGCATGAAGCCTGGCGTTGATTCATCAGCTCGTTGACGAACAATCCAACTTTGGCTTGATCATCAAGAACGATGGCATCTTGAACTCGAATGACATTGGCTGGCTGGGTTCGATATACCAGACCATTTGAGATCAATGCCATGAGCAGAATTGAGATTGCAAGAATTGCAATCAATGTGTTTGAAAATCTTTGCTGTTGAGTCATTAGATAAATCCTTTTCTTTTGGCTCGATCCAAAGTCCGGTCAATTGAAGCAACTTGAATCTTCAACATTTTTGAGACTTCTTCTTTGGTGAAGCCTTGCGATAGGTATTCCTGAATTTCCCTGAACCTTTTGGTTCCAGCCTCCTTTTTCTTTGTAAGTTTGTTCCTCTGCTCTGGAGTCATTCCTCCCCAGAAGCCGTTGGTTTCGTGATTGTCGATTGCGAATGAAAGGCAAGCAGTTCTGTGAATACAACTGCCGCAAAGTTCCTGAAGGCGCGGAAGGCGCTGATCCAATTCTACCTGAGAGACTGGAAAGAAGAAATCCAGGTCAGGCTCATCGGCACATTTGGCTTCAGGAAAGGATGGTGCGTTGAGTAGTGCAAGCAGACTCACTTTGGATCCCCATATCCTGCTTCACGCAAGAGATCCATCATCATCTGCATCGGCATGATGCCCCACCATTGACCAACTTTGTCTGATGTCATGCCAATTCCATTGGGTTTCACAACCAGGATGCCAAAGTCTGCCCTGGCATTCTGGCGTTCAATTTCAGTTTCCTTCAACCAAGCAGGGATCTTGTAGGTCGCATGATTCTTGACCTCCATGCAAAGTGCTGGAATTCCGGTGATGTCACCCAGATCCTCTCCAGCGCCGCCGCCTCCCAGCGCTCGCCGTTCTGCTCCAGGAAAACCCTGAACCTGAAGGAATCGAACGAGCGCTGTTTCGGCAGCAGTTCCCTTTTGCTTGGCTTTTGACACTATCCACGAACCTGACGGATTGGCAGGGAACTGGAGTGGATGTGCTCGCGAAGTTCTTCATTCTCCCGATAAGAAGCTTCAAGATCAGCGCGAAGTCTTTTGTTTGATAACTTCCAGGCATCTCGCTCGGAATAAGTTCCAAGATAGAAGCCAGCAGTTGTGAAAAATAAAATGATGAGTGCCAAGATATTCCAAGCCATTATTCATCCCCTAACGCTTTGCGAAAATTGTGCCAATCTTCGACTGATTGAAATTCATCGTGAGTGATTGAGTTGCGGTCTAGCCAAAGAAGCAATGGCATCAAGACAATGGTGATTCCGATGATTGCAAGAATTGTGAGCATTAGAACTCCAAATTGCAGATGACCACATAAGGGTCAATTCCATCTGCATTGTCAAGCAGAATCTGAAACTCTGCTTTGATGGATGTGAGATAAGCGCGGAAGATCATTGCCGTTGTCCAGTCTGGGAGCCAGTAGGCATTGGCAAAATTGAAGTCAATTTTTTCGCCTTTTACATTTTCAAAGCGATCGGATTGGTTTGACCAATCATTTGTTTTCCATTCCATCTTTGCAACATAAAGGAATGAAAGATCCTCGCAAATGATCTCTAGTGTGATTGCCATTATGCAACCGCCTTCTCTGCTTCAATGAGAGATTTTGTGAGTTGATCTTGATAATAACGATCAGCACAATCTAGGCATACTTCAAGAATAAATTCGCCACGAACTTGATGAGCAAGAATTTCTGTGGTGCTTGTGCAGATTTGGCATTTGAGCATTTTGTCTCCTCGACTCGGTGAAGGATCCTTGTTCCTTCTCTTGATGTAAATACTACACCCGACAAGTCAAATTGAAAACCATTTCAGGAAACTATTTTCGGCGTGTCTTAGCCCACAATGCGAAAAGACCCCCACAGCCGTAGCCGATGGGGGTCTTTTCTCTTATGCTGGCGAGCGCCTAGCGAGGTTGGTGCTACGAGCCAGCAAAAGCGCGTTCTATGCCTTCCAGGAGGCTGATTTGGGGCTTGTAGAAGGTCTCCATGAAGGTTGGATCTCCGACCCTGTAATGGACTCCCACAGGCTCTGAAGGCAGATGCTCAATCGCTGGCGAGTATCCAGCCACTTTTGAAACCAAGGCAGCCAAGTCATTGAATGAAGTCGGGATTCCAGTGCAGAGATTGGCGATCTGAATGTCAGCCAGGCAACCAGCCAGCGCCCCTTCAACAATATCTTGAATATGGATGAAATCTCGAACTTGAGTGCCATCGCCCCAGATCTGGAATGGATCTGCTTTGTCCATGCCTCGCTTGATGAATGATGGGAATGGATAGTCCAAAGCCTGGTCGGTTCCATAACCTGAGAATGGTCGATAAGTGTGAACAGTCAATCCTGCTCGCCTTGCGTGGCTTGCCAACATCTCACCGGTCAACTTCGCCCAACCATAAGTCAGGTCAGGAGTTTTGATGCTGAAGAAAAGAATGTCGGTCTCCCCCAACTTCCTTGCAACTTCATTGTTCCTTTGCAAGTCAATTGGATAAGCAGCTGAGGATGAAAAGTAAATGATGCAACCTGGTTCGGTTCGCATTGCCCAGCCGAACATCTCGGCATCAATTGAAAGATCAACTGCGAGCGATAGTGGTGAGCCTTCGATCATCTTGCGACCACCGACAACTGCCGCCAAGTGAATCACCTTGTCGAAATAAGTGTTGTCAGTTCGAAAGAAGTCTCTGGCATCAATGCCATCAACAATGTCAATGCCAACAATCTGATGACCTTGTGATTCGAACTTCTTGCGGAATGCTCGACCTACGAAGCCAGCATCTCCAGTGATAAGAATTTTCACACACACCCCCAGAACTGATAGTCATAAATAAGATTTGGATCTTTGAATTGCAAAGTGTTGAAGATGACTGGCTTGAATCCAGTTGCTTCGAGCAATCCCATGACTCCAAGTGAATCCCAACCCCAATAGTGTTGCGGATTGCCGTCATTGGATTCTGAATCTGGCGTGGTGATGATGATTGCCTTGGTCTTGGCGCGGATCTTTGTCAGAGTTGCCTCTGGGTCATCAAGATGCTCGATTGTCTCCGAGCAGATGAACAGATCAACCTTTGGAATCAGATCAATGGTTTCATCAATGCTTCCAGTCAAGTCATAACCAGGAGCGAAGTCTCCGATGTATTTTTCCCTTGCAGGGATTGCGTTGATGATTGCCGCATCGCCAGCAGATAAATCGGCGATAGAATTGACATCTTTGAACCAGGAAGCGAAAGCAATTGTCATCGCCACTCGAAGTTGATGATCTTTCCACTCTGAATGCTGGTGAGGCGTTGCATAAATTTGAGCCAGTTCTTGTTCGGAATAAACAGGTCGAAGTCTCTGCCTCATTTGAGAGCCGCCAAGAGTTGAGAATAAGCATTGCTCGCCAGGTAATCATCGAGCGCCTTCTTGTCTGCTGAATAAACTTCTTCAGCGTTGACATCCCGATAACCTTCATCCCATTCTGCTTTTCCAGCAATCGGATGCAGATGTTCTAAGACAACTTCTGGGATATAGCGGAGAGCATTCAAGTCTTTGCCGAGTGTCATCCAGAAGTTGTCGAGGTATAAGTGAATCATATCTGGTGGAACCATGCCACCCAAAGCATTCACAATGTTTCCAGTCATGCCGACTGCTGTTGCCAAGTTCTCGCCTTGAAGCAAGTCATTGCCATAAACCAAGCCAGTTCCTAATTCATCGAGTGTGTTGATGAAGTGAATATCCCAGTTCTTAGTTCGTGGTCTGTGATCATCGCCAAGGAATGCGAAGTGCCGGTATTTGTGAGCATAATGGCGAGCAGCAAAGTTCAATGGCTTTGCCATTCCCTTTCCTTGCTTTTCCACCATCAAGACATCACAACCGAGTTGAAGATAAGCATCCATCTGTGGCTCATCATCATCAACAATCACAATCAAATCTGATTCAGTCTCTGTCTCATCAAATGACTTGATCAGATCCTCAATGTTTTTTGGTCTGTTCCTACTTGGAACAAGAACAACGAGATTCCTCATTTGCTTCCCCCTTGTTGACGATTTCCCCTGCAATTGCCAAATAGGCAGCACCATCGATGAATGAATCTTCGAGTGGATTGAATGCCAGGCGAGCAAGTTTCAGCCCAGCCATGCACAATGCGACTTGATAAGGAGCAATCTCTTGATTGAGAATGACTGACCAAATCTTTGCAATTCTTTGATGATTCTCGAAAGGATCACCATTTTGTTCATTGCGATCTCCCATTGTCAGGTCAATCGCTTGTTGCAGTATTTCCTCGCGCTTCATGTAACTTTCCCATCTCTTCAACTGGATTCAGCTGTGATGGATCGAGTTGGAAATTCCTGACCTCGCGACCTGGATCTCCAGTCATGATCGGTGACATCCCCTCGAAGATGCTCACTTCACACCATCCCCTGAATTTGACTTTTGGTGTCTCGGATTCTACTTCATCAACTGAGAGCCAGAAGATGAAATCTGCTTTCCGCTTGATGGAAGCATACTGCGAAACCGACACACATCGACCCCATTGATCCCAATATCGCTCGCTCCATGTCTTGACTTCGATGCGCCCGACATTGGTGAAGATGTCTGGATCTCTGTCTTTTGCTGGGTCGGAAAAGGCTGCCTCTGGCTCGAAGCCGTTATTTCGAAGCCAGATGAATGCAGCAAACTCGCCGAGATGACCAACAAGATGGCTGTTCGCTGTGTTCCTGTAATGTCCAGGATTGTTGCGATAGCGCTCGAAAGTCTTCTCGGCGAGAAGGAATGCTGCTTGCTTGGCTTCAGGGTTGAGGATCAAGCCCTGAATGTTCAAAGATTATGCCTTGGATTTTTTCTGCTTGGCAAGTTCTGCATCAACTTCAGTTTGTGCAACTGCAAGAAGATTGAGAGTGAATGGATCCTTTGGATTTGCTTGGCGAGCAATCACCGGAATCAAGCCAGAGAGGAATGAAAGAACTTTGATCAATCCACTTGCGTTCATTGCGAACACTGCTGTTGCAACTGGAAGTGTGAGCGCTCCATAAGTCAGCGCCAATGCTTTGATTTTCTTTGAATCTAGTTTCATTTGTTTTCCTTACTTTGTAGGGGAAAGCGATGTCCAAGCTGGTCTTGCCACTGCGATGATCGTCTTGCCGAGATAGCGCTTGCGTTGATACACGCCACCGCCATTTTGCTGGCTTGCGCCGATTGCACCTTCTGGAGATGTGTTGCCTTCGATAGTTATCAGATAAGAATTGGCAGCATGATTTTCAATCACAATTCCAACATGATCGCTGGAGCCAGTGCCATTCCAATCGAAGAAGATTATGTCTCCTGGCTGAGCCGTCTTTGGATCGACCAATTGCTTCTTCTTCTTGAAATAGTTCACGCCATCTGGACAGTAGATAAATCCAACAGGAGTCTTTGCTGCAATAAGTGAGGAAGCATGAACCTGATCGAAACACCAACTGACGAAACAAGCACACCAACTGGAGCCTTGATCATTTTGACCAGTCTTGGCTTTCCACCAATCCCAGAAGGAAACGATGTTGCCAGACTTGCCGTCTTTGCCACCCTTTTCGACAGTGCCGATCTTGCCTTGAGCAATCTTGACGAGATCAGCGCCAGTTGTCATTTGGAACTTCTTGAGCGAGATGGCTTGGATTCAGTGATTGCCTTCATCACTTCAACATCGATCTTGATGATGTTTTGATTCTCAATCAATTGATCAACCTTATTGATCAAGCCAGTCTGTCCATCATTGAAAAGAGCGTATTCAATCCGCGCCAATTTGTCTTCGATTGCTTCAGTGTGCTTCTTGATGGTGTGTTTCGCAAGGAAACTCATTGCAGCAAGAATTCCAGCCATCACGAAAAAATAAGAATAAATGATGGTGGCTGTGTCTGAATTCATCGCGTAATGATTAGAACCGAGATTGTTGAAGAGACAGCAGAGACTGCCCACAGTTCACCTTCATGGTTGGCAAGGGAAATTTTGTCATTGATGTCCAACTTGTAACCAGTGGTCGAAGAGACTGTGTTATCTCCGCCAAGATAAGCGATTGCAGTTTCACTGTGAACATAGACCATTTCAGCAGCAATGTCGGCGCTGACGATCTTTGTTGGTGATGTTGTGACTGTGTATTGTGCAGATGTAACTGCCATTTGTATCTCCTAGGGTTGAAGGGGTTTGAAATTATGAAGCAGGGGTTGGATCTGGAGCAGGGATTGGAGTAAGAATTCCAATTGAAATCAGATATTCATTGGTCGGTAGTGTGAATGTTTTTTCATTCCAAGTTGACCAACGAGCAGGAATTGAGCCATGATCGCAAAGGCAGACAACAGTGTCACAATTTTGTTCTGTTTTGATTCTGTCCAATAAATCACTGCCATGAGCAGATTCATCAAAGACGAATATGTTTTGAACAACACCATCTTTGATAAACGCATGAGCGCATTCTGTTAGATGTTCCATTGTTTCTCCTTATGACCAATAAGTAACGCGAGCGTAACCAGTGCCACCGATGCAACCTGTGTTTGTTGTGCCAAGAGAACCACCAGAACCTCCGCCTGTGTTTGCAGTTCCAGCAGTTCCAGGAGTTCCATTTATAGCGCCACCCTTGCCACCGCCAGCGATACCACCTTGCCCCAATCCAGAACCGCCGCCGCCGTAACCATTTATTCCTACGCCGCCAAGGATATTCAATGAATTTGAGCTAGAAAAAGAAGCACTTCCACCAGCGCCACCTGCGGCATAAAGACTGCCTGCACCACCTTGAGAACCAGAGCCACCAGTTCCAGGGCTAGAACCAGAGCCAGCGCCGCCGCCTGAACCACCATTTAGACCATTAGTGCCTGGTGTTCCAGCATCTCCGCCAGCGCCACCACCACCACCACCTGAAGCAGTAGCAAGTGCGCCGAATGTTGTGTCTCCCCCATTTCCTCCGCTAACTCCAGCAGAACTGCCAGCAGTTCCACTAGCGCCAATTGTTACTGTGTAAGCAGTTGATGGAACAACAGTGATCGTTTTCCATACAACACCACCGCCACCACCACTGCCGCCAGTATAGGCAGCGTTTTTACCACAACTACCGCCACCACCGCCGCCGACCATAAACAATTCAACAGTTGTGACATTTGAAGGAGTTGTGAATGTTCCAGTAGAAAGAAATTCTTGAACTTTTTGAGTTACGCTGCCAGATGTTGGAACTGTTGTTGAACCCATAATCTAACTCCTTACGCTAGGGCTATGCCAGAGATGTGGAATGAAACTGTGACAGCAGATGCGCCGCCAGTGATTGTGTTAGTCGTAGCCAACACTTGTTTGAGATCAATGTAAATTGTTGAGTTCGCTGGAACTGTTGAAGTTGTCGCAATTGCAGTGGTTGCACCAGCAGTTCCCATTCCAAGGGTAAAAGTTGCAGCAGATGCAGCAGTGTTCACAATTGCAATGTTGGTCACAATCCAAGTGGTTGAGGCAGGAACAGTTCCCAGCACTGTTGTTGTGGTGGTTGTTGCAGCCCCTCGAAAGAAGTTTGTTGGTGTTGTTGCCATTGTCTGTTCCTTTTCCCTAGATTGCTTGCATGATTGTCAGAAGTGCCATGTCATCGCCCCATCTTGATCCTGCACTCTGAGTTGAGTCAGGAAGAAGATTTTGTGGAATCTTGCCAACCGTGGCATCTCCAATGGTCAAGTTGGTCGTGGTTCCAGAACCAGTTCCAAGAACCAAATCACCTTTTGCAGCGATTCCAAGAGTGCTTCCAGTCAGCGCCCACTTGGTTCCAGTTGCCTGAGTTGAATCTGCGACCAAGACATAATTGTTGGTTCCCACGCTGAGTTTTGTGTAAGTGTTAGCAGCCGATCCAACGAATAGATCACCCTTGGCAGTTGGTGCAATTAGGTTGAGAGTTCCACCAAGATCATTGAGGTCGGATGCTGGCAAAGCATTGCCATTGACGAAAAGGGTTCCGCCTGTTCCTTTTGCTGGAAATCCTGCTGCCATTTCTGACTCCTTAGAAGTTAGTTGGTGATAAGTCTAAGCCAATGCGCCATGAATCTGGCGTAATGTCATGAGATATTGATTCGATGGCGTTCACGAAATTCAAGGTTCGACCATCGACAGTGTTTCGAATAACTGTCACCCGATCTCCCAAATCGGTTGGCAAGACACTTGACCAAAGAGTTGAAAGTCCGAGAGCATCGTATTCAACCCGATCAACTCGGAGGAGAGGATAAGCAGTTCGGTTGGCATAATAACCCGCCATTGTTGCCGCATCTCCATCAACAAGCAATGGAGTGTTCACATTTCTTGTGTAAGTTCCAAATCTTGCTGCCGATATTGCATTTGTTGATGTCTGGGTGTAACCAGTGTATTGAGTCAGAACTGCCTTGTTGATCATGTATCTTGCGCCAGGATCAGTCACGATTTTGTCATATTCAATGGTCGATGCTGCGCGAGTATCTGAAAGCGTATATCGAAGGGTCGTGGTCTTGAGATTCTCGTAAGGAATGAGAACAACATTTCCGGCGCGATCAATATGGAATCTTCCGAACTCACAGGCAGCAGCTTCTTCGCATAGACCAAGAATTGTGTTGCCATAAGTGGTTGGCTGCATAGTTCGAGAACCAGTCAATGAAAGAGGAAATCCTCCTGGGTAAGTTGCTGAAAGAACATTGATGACTCTTGTGATTCTTGCCGATGTGGTATCGCCAGAATAAGAACTTGAAATTGTGTCCAAGGTATTTGCGCCAAAGATTGCCAAAGCATCTGTGGCAGTAAAGGTCACAATTGGATCAAGACTTTGATCAGGATTGACTTGTTCAAGATAGCCATTGAAAAGATATTCGGTGGTCGCTCCATAAGTTGCCGAAACTCGGATTTTCATTCCACGAGTGAGGACTGAATAACTGTTCCAAATATAAGTTGAAGATGGGTTGGCTGGATCGTAATTTCCCAACAGATTATCAACCACCAAAGTCAATTGACCTGGTTGATTTGTTTGATCTTCACGAGTGCGACCTCGGCGAATTGAAATTGAGCGAATGTCTGTGGATGGGATTGATTGCCAATTGACTCCAGCAGTTCCTCCAAGAACATCTGTTGAACTGTTCAATTGTGAAATTCCAATGGTGAAGATATTTCGCCAAGCAAAGTCAAATTCCACAAGAATGGTTGGGGCATTTGTGCCGTCAAGAAGTGCCATTTGTTAGACCCCCAGAATTGATGGATTCAATCCGCGCCGCCTCATCAACTGGGCAATGCCATCGCGAACAGTGACTGCAAGGTCTTGTTCTTTGATAACTGATCCCTGAACATGAATGACAACATTGATTCCGCCGCCCATATTGCCCATCTTGGAGAGTGGAATGACTGCTTCACTGCCAGCCTCACCAATCATTGCAAGGGTTGGCTTTGTAACAATTCCACCTTCAGCAAGCATTGGAATTTGAGGAATGTTGAATCCGATGTGACCCATTCCGAATGGAAGATCCACGCTAATTGCATCGATGGCTCGAATTGCTATGTTGACCAATGAAATCAAGCCATTGATTTCAGCCTTGATCAAGCCAATCATGCCTCTGATTCCAGAGCCAATTGTGTTGATAATTCCTTCAATGAAATTCCAAGCCCCAGAAGTGGCTGTTTTGATGCCTTCCCAAATTTCTTTCCAGTTATCAGCGAGCCATTTGAGAGCAATTCCGAGTGGGGAAACTGTGGTGAAAAGGTTCCAGATCCAATCAACCTTTTCTTTGATCCAATCCCAAGCAATCTTGATGACATCTTTGATGGCTTCCCAAGTTTCTTTCCAATGAGTTGCAAGATAAACAATTGCAGTGACAACCAAGCCAATGGCAAGAACCATTCCGCCTGTTGCAAGATTTGCCGCTATTCCAGCAGCAACTGTTTCAGCAGCTGATGCAGTAGCAGCAGCGCCAGTGGCAATCCATCCAGCAATCATCTTGGCAAAGGCAATTGTTGATTCAATCGCTCCCCTGGCAAGTGTTACCAAATAAGCGCCGATTGCAGCAACAAGAACTGTTCCAATCACAATGCCAACTGCTTCTGCGATTGCCTTGTGCTTGGTGAACCAGTCAACAACATCTTTGATTGCGAGCATCAATTTTTCAAGGATAGGAATCAAAGCCATGCCGATGTTCTTCGCAACATCTTCAGATTGAGCCTTGAGTGCTTGCATTTTGCCAGCGAATGTTTCAGCAGATGCAGCAGCCTGACCACCGATGGCATCGGATAAGCCCTTCATGATTTCCTTGCCAGCATCGCTGACTGAGTTCACCTTTTGTTGAGCATCGGAAACTTTGCCAAGCAATTTTTCATAAGCGGCATGATATTGATTATTCACGCCCACTGCATCAGAGTGAGCCTTCAGGAAAGTGCTTGCGGCATCAGTTGCTTTGCCAAGAGCGTTGTGTGCTGCTTCAAGTTTCGCTGCGCCAGCGCCAGCGATTGGAAGATCAATTCCAAGTTGCTTCAGTGCGCGAAGGTTTCCCTCTTGAGCGCGAGCGACAGCAGTGGCGGCAGTAGCCAAATCAATGTGCTTGAACTTTGCCAAATCTGCTGCAAGGGAAAGATCGTCAAGAGCCTTTTGTGGATCCTTGAGAGCAGTGGTCAGATTGCCCAGCGCTTCTTGAGTTTGAGCGTTGGTGAATCCGTACTGTTCCATTTGCTTTTGTGCTTTGCTAATTGGCTCGGCAAATTTTTCAAAACTTGTTCCAGCATTCTTGAGCGCTGTTTCCAATTTGGCATGAGATGCCTCGAATTTGTCTGCCATCTCGACACCAAGAACACCAACGCCAACGGCGGCAGCGCCTAAGCCAAAGAGTGCAGCCTTTCCAAAGCCAGCAAGTTTGTCGAATGATGACATTCCCTTGGCTTCAGTTGCAGACATTTCGGTTCTGGCTTCGCCCATCGCGGCGGTAAATTCAGAGACATTTGCCTTGAGTTCAACGAATACTGGTGGAAGCATTGACATCAGATGATTCCTCCCATTCGATCAACGGCGGCTGCCCAGCCCTTTTCATAATTTGCAAGCATTGTTGGTTCTACTGCTTCAACTGCTGGTCGAAAGTAAGGAAACTTTCCTTCAAGTGGTCGCTTCTTCACATTATTGGGAGAAGCACCAATTCCCACGCCACCTGTCCAAGTATTTCCAACAAGTCTTGGCTTTGCAGCACCGACTCCAGCGTAAAGAACGCCAGTCATCTTTCCTGGAGCGCCAGATCTTGCAGAGTTATGTTGACCAGTTGTTCCTGGCACTTGGTAGTTCTTGCCAGTGATTTTGTTGGCTCCCTTTTGTGTCCAGCGAGGAGCGCCACGAAGATTCTTGCGAACAGCAGTTTTCAATTTGTTTTGATTGACTCGAAGAGCAGCCAAGGTTGCTTTGTCCACCCTAGCTTCTATCTCTTCAGTGACAGCCTTGAATTCTTTGACTCCATGCCAGACTGCTGAGATTGCTGTTGGCATCAAGCATCTCCATTCCGCATCTTGTTTTCTGTAACAATGAAAACTTCATCAATGGCAAGGAGCCAGTCTAGCGTTGCCGCCGACTCTTCTTCGAGTTGTGATGGAGTGCAAGCAAGCATCTTGCAGAGCCGATAAATTTTCAGTTGATCAGGTAAAGGTTCCCGAACTGTTCCTCCCTCAAGCGCTCGACCTATGCGTCTGAGGGCTGAGTGGGGGAAGTTGGATCATTGCTCAATCCAAAGTTTGGAACCATNGATGTGACATTTTCTGCTGAAATCTTTTGGAGTAGNGCATAATCTTCCTGGACAAGTTCACCCAATGAATCAATGCTGATTGGCAATTCGAATGACCAAGATTCAACGCGAGCAACAATGAGCAAGTCATTCAATTCATAAAATTGATCAACAATTTCCGAATTCATACTTGTTGCAACATCGGCAGGATCTTGATTCAGAGCCGCCTTTGCTTGTCCTCGACCAATAGCCATGAGAGCCTTTTCAACTGGTCGGCGCAACTTGACTGAAACTGCGGCTGGATCCCGAAGGATTGCCCAGCCGCCATTTGCGAGTTCAACTTTTTGTGACATTGTTTTCCCCTGTTCTTAGATTAGAGAGCGGTATCTGCTGTCTGATAAACGATTGTGAGTGGTTGGTTTGTGCCGTCATCATAACCTTCGAAAGTCATTGCAAGATCGATGACACCTGGTCCAGGAACATTTGGTGTGTCTGAATTGAATTTCGCTGCTGGGATTGTGATAACCAACTTCTCTGATTGACCATTTGCAATCACTGCACCAGTGAATGTGAGAACAATTGCTGTGGTTGTATCAGCAAGATAAGCAGCAAGTAGTGTTGTATCTGTGAACTCTGCTGTCATCTTTCCTGAAATCTTGCGGAAGCCGTTGATGACTTGTTCTGCCTTGATTCCAGCAGATCCAAGATTGTAGCGATCTCCCTTGAGCGTGTTTCCAACTGTTAGTGTGAAATCCTTGATGTTGGCAACTGATGAGCCAGCAACAGTGATTGCACCTTGAGCGAAGTGGAACAAGTTGGTTGTTGCTGAATAAGAAGCTGTTGCAAGTGAAGTTGAAGTTGTCAATGAAGCAGCATCAACTGTGAACTTGCCAGTTGCGATTCCGCCAACTGCAACGCCTAATTCGAAGCCTTGAATCTTTGCTCCAGCGATTGACTTTGGAGTAACTGTTCCGCCGTATTGAGGAACGCCTACTTGAGCAGAGAAGGATCGACCATAAGTGTCTCCAAGGGTGAATGTGTAAGAATAAACGCCAGTTGTTGTTGTAACTACTGAAGGCGATGTTCCCATTGCTTGTGCAAGCAGTAATCCAAGCCCACGAGTTGGAAGGTCAAGAACGATGTCACCAGTGACATCAGTTGTGGTCACAACGCGGCGCTGAGAGCGTGGAAGTTGTCCACCAGCACGAAGACCCATTCCAACTGCAACCTTCTTGTTGTAATTGAGGTTCTCTGATGTGAATTCATAGAAGCGAGTTACTGTGACTGGTGTGTTGAATGTTGTTTCGGCTGCAATCCCTAATTGCGAACCAATACCTGAGCCGATTGCCATGTGTTCTCCTAGTTACTGGCAGCAGGGATTGAATCTGCTGGTGAGGTTGGTGGGGTTGAACTTACTGGAGCAACAACAACTTTTGCACCCTTGGCGGATGTCCAATTGTCTGTTTGTTCCAAGAGAGATGCTGCTGCCTCTTCAGAGACTTCAGCACTCTCGCCAGCCTTCACAACAAGATTGTTGAGGGCTGGAATGATCAGATCGCCAAGTGGCGAGATGTTTGTGATTGTTGCCATGTTTTCTCCCTAGATTCTGGACTGATAGGTAATTGTAAAGAGGATCCCGACACCAACGCCGTTGGTTGTCTGACGATAACGAATTTCCGCATTTTCCATTGCTGAAAATTGAACAAGTCCAGTAAAGGAAACATCTGCTCTGATTACTGATTCAACGCTTCCAAGAAGAGCGAAGGCGCGAGTTCTGCGAGCAGAGATGTCAGATGTTCCATTGGCTGACCAAAGGAAGCAGCTGAGTATGCCATGTTCAAACTTGCTGATTGCTCCGAGTGGTCGGTATTCCTGGCGGATTGATGAGGCTGCAACTTCATCTCCATCAAGATTTCCATCATGACCAATGGCGATTGCATCGCCTGGGTAACTCATGTCAATTTCGATGCCATCGAACACTCGAACACCTGAAAGGGATCCTGCTCCCTGAAGAGCAGCAACCACAGCAGTTGTGAATGCTGGCATTGTTGAGGTTGCCATGAATTATGCCAATCCTGGGAAGGAAGTTGGATCCAAGAGTTCCATTGCTCGGCGAGGCAAAGAATAAGTTGGGGTTGAATAAAGTTCATCACCAGATTGAGTTCTGCTCATGACATTGATTGCGCCACGCTGAGTCTGCCAAAGATGACGAATGATTTCCAAGACACCTTGCTTGGCGCTCATCGGTGGATTCACATACCCTGCAACATAAGTGATGGAAACATTGTTCATGCCTTGTGTCCAGTAGCCATAAGAGTTGGTTGCATAAAGAGTTCCAGAGCCGATGCGATAGAGGCGCTGCCCTGTGTAATCGAGAACATAGTTTGAGGCTGAGATTGCCAATCCATTTTCAGTCACTGAAGTGATGCTGATTGCCTTTGGATTGCGAATGCGGATGAATTCAGTGCCGCCATCATAAAGTTCATTTGTGAAAGTTCTGCGACCTAATACTTGCCCAACATAAGTTTCAGCAAGATCGGTTGAGGCATCGATGAAGCGGCGAACTTCATTCTCATTTGCGCTCGCTGCTGGGATGTTGAGGAACTCCAAGACTTCATCGTAACCAACAATCCCGATGTCGTTGATGTCGCGAACTTCAAAGATGTCTGAATAAGCTTGAGACCAGGTTGTTCCAGCAGACCAGGCAATGATGTGCCGACCAACCTGAGTTGGAAGATAGGATGCTGTATAAGTGCCAGTGATTGATGTGGCAGTTGT